TTCATGACAATGTAGCTAAAGGATATATACTGAACGATGACTTTACATTGACTGAGACATTTGTTGCAAAAAGGAATGGGAAATTCGCTCATGGAGAAACATTGCACGAGGCCTTTGCTTCGCTTCAAGAAAAATTGTATGACGATTCAACCGAGGAGGAAAGGTTGGAAGCTTTTAAAAAGCATTTTCAGGACTTTACTAAAAAGGTATCGGCTAAAGAATTGTTCCATTGGCATCATGTGCTGACCGGTTCGTGCAAGCAAGGAAGGCTGTCATTCTGTGCCAATAAGGGAATAGACATTGACAATGATACTTATACCGTACATGAGTTTATAGAATTAACTCAATATTCTTATGGCGGTGATATAATCAGAAAATTGAAGTAATATGTAATTATCCCGTGGCTCTCAATAGATGTTTGAGAGTAGTAAGGTAACCATCAGAACGCTCACGGGAACGAATTAAATTATAACGACAATGGAGAATATATTATCTTCCGGAGCGCTACTTGTCATCGTTTTCTTTGGTCTCAGTCTTTTCTATTCGTTCCTTGAGATTTTTGGTTCGATGGGGAAAAAGCCTAAAGATACCGACAACCGAAGCGCCGAGTGCAAGGATTCCATAGAAATAGATGTACACATCGGAAAAAACGTATATCACATATCTATACCCAAGACCATAATTGTTAGGAAAGACAATTAGCCAAAAGGAAGCGGCAAGGGTGCAGATAAGCAAAGGTAAATGTCCTCTTCTGTACCGTTCCCTTCCCGCTCTATATACAATAACGGTAAAAAGGTACGATATATACACGCAAAAGATAGATGCAGTGGCCGAGAAAACAACCTGCTCATAAAACTCCAAGTTGGCAAACTCTGGTATGTACAGATACAAGACAGTAAATAAGACGGGGAACGATACCGCAAAAGCGGTAAACAAAGACTTATGCTCCATATTGTAGCATTTGATTAATTCTGATAAATCCATATTTCTTAATTTTTAGTTTGGCGACACAAAATTAAGAAAATCCCCTGATAATAACGTGATGTTGCCAATCGAATTGGTTCAGGGGAACAAAAGCCTGTAAGGGTGAATAATTCATGATAGCTTTTTAATGTAAACAGTCCCGTCCACGTGCTGGTCGGGAAACACTGCGACATGGCGGAATGGTAGACGTAGCACTCTATGATAGGAATGTCAAACCTTAGATGTGCGGAGCTTGACAACTCGTCCCGGTTCGAGTCCGGGTGTCGCAACATCTTCACTACAGATGAAGTATTTGTTTAGTCGTAGCCGGGCGGTCTGTGAAGATAGTCCGGTTTTTATTTGAAACCCATTAATAACAATTATATGAAAACATTACAATTAAGTGAACAAAAAGCCCGTGAACTATATCGGAGCGGTTCAAAAGAACTAAAAACAGTATTGGAAGAATCCTTTGGAGAGGATTTCTTTTCACAAGACGTTACAGAAAGAGTGAAAACCTACCTTGATGCTTGTCACGAGTTGGGAAGGGAACCACTCGATGAGAAAAAGCTATTGGAGTTAGGCTTGACGGAACACGATATTGCTTATCAAAAGCTGGCTATCGTTACGGAAGCTCTAAATGGAGGCCAGAAACTTAATGTATGCGATGCTAACGTGAAACGCTGGTATCCGTGGTTCAAGCCTAATGGGTCTCCTTCCTCTTTCGCTTTCGGCGGTTCGAATTGCGCTTGTGCGTATGCGGTTGCGGGTAGCGGGTCTCGCCTTTGTTTGAAAAGCGAAAAGCTTTCCAATTATTGCGGGAAGAAATTCATTGATTTGTGGAAACAATTTATTCTATAACCCTATAAACTTACAATTATGACTTTAAATGTAGATAAAAAGAACGCTTTAAAGGCTTGGAGAGAAGCGGACAATAAAGGAAAGCAGATGCTTGAAAATCTATACGGCAAAGAAATATTTGCCAATCAAAACGTAATGGATAGAATCAAAACGTTTGAAGACGCAATGGAAGAAACAGGAAGAAAAGGTGTCCCTGATTTTTCAGATTTACCCAAAGACATGCGCAGGCATTTCATTGCGTTATATAAAATGGAAGTTATTACGGAAGCTCTGAATGAAGGCTGGAAAGCAGACTGGGATAACTCGGATGAGAACAAGTATTATCCCTATTTCATTATGTCTCCTTCCTCTTTCGCTTTCGACTTTTCGTATTACGGTTATGCGTTTGCGGTTGCGGGTAGCGGGTCTCGCCTTTGTTATAAAACACGCGAACTTGCGGAATATTCGGCAAAACAATTTATTGACATTTGGAAAGACATCCAGATAGGATAAGCATACAAAGGTCGTCTGCCCTTGTCTCCTTCCTCTTAAAAATAAATTATGGAACAAGAAATTTGGAAAGATATAATTGGATATGAAGGGATATATCAAATATCCAGTTTAGGTAGAGTAAAATCTGTGAGCAGATATGTAAACCATATAAATGGAGTAAGACATGTTCATAGTAAAATTTTAAAGCCTAATAGTTGTTCTCTTTATTTAAATATTAGTCTTAGTAGAAAATGTGTAATGAATAGATTCACTATACATAGGCTTGTAGCTAAAGCTTTTATTCCTAACCCTAATAATCTTCCACAAGTTAATCATAGAGACGGTAATAAATTTAATAATAAAGTAGAAAATCTTGAATGGTGTTCTTCCTCTGATAATCAAAAACACGCATATAGAATTGGGTTAAAAAAAACTCCTAATTTAGGCAGATTCGGCAGTCTAAATCATTCATCTAAAGTTATAATACAATATAGTTTAACAGGAGTGCCAATTCAAGAATACGGAAGCACAAGAGAGGCTTCCAGAGTTACTAAAATAAATCAAGGAACTATAGCAGCATGCGCAAGAGGGGAAAGAGCATCAGCCGGTTCTTATAAATGGAGATATAAATAACCAAATTCAGCCGCAGAAAAGGTCAGAGCTATTACCGTACTAAAAGCCGTGAGAGAAGCGAAGTGCGCACCGCTTCCCTTTAACCTTGTACGGGCGGTTTAAAAAAATATTTATGGAAAATAAAGTGAAACAGTCTTCAAAGAATAAAGAGGAAAACCTCTTGAACGAAGATAGAAAAGCCTTTAATAAAAGGCTGAAACGATACGCATCCCGTATATCATCAGGATATACAGAAGAGAGCCTGGAAGAAGAAAGAAGAAACCTCTGCCTTAGTCAGAGATTATCAAGACGTTGTTAAACTAAAAAAACATTTATAATGAGTACAATAACGACAATCCCGCAGCTTAAATCAATGCTTGCGAATGACAATGTGAAAGCACGTTTCAAAGAAATTCTCGGAAAGAAAGCGCCGGGATTTATCAGTTCGATAGTAGCGGTTGCCAATAGCAATACATTGCTTCAAAAGGCAGAACCACAGTCTATCATGAATGCCGCTGTGGTAGCAGCTACTTTAGATTTACCTATCAATCCCAATCTCGGATTTGCTTACGTTGTCCCTTACGGTAATCAAGCGCAATTTCAAATGGGCTGGAGAGGTTTTGTTCAACTTGCTATGCGTAGCGGTCAATATAAGACAATAAACGTAAATGAGATATATGAGGGGGAGATAAAGAAGTCGAACCGATTTACCGGAGAATATGAATTTGGAGAACGCTCTTCTGATAAGATAGTAGGCTATATGGCTTATTTCAGTCTCATCAACGGTTTTGAGAAGTTTCTCTATATGAGCAAGGAAGATTGCGAAAAACACGGAAGGAAGTTTTCACAAACGTATAAACGCGGCACAGGCATATGGTCTACCGACTTTGACTCTATGGCAAAGAAGACAGTTTTAAAAATGCTACTTTCTAAGTTTGGTATCTTAAGTATTGAAATGCAACGCGCCCAAACATTCGACCAGGCTATTATAAAAGATAACCTGACAGAAACCGACATAGACGAAGCCGAAGTGTCGTACAATGATAATCCCGACAATGAGGAAGCCAGACGCAATGCAATGAAAGAGGCTTTGCAGGAAGCGGAAGTTGTCGATGAAAATACAGGCGAATTATTTAATACTGAGACAAAATGATTGAACAGGGTAGTTTTGGATGGCTTCGCCAACGCCTGGGGAACTTTACGGGAAGTCGCATCGGGGACTTAATGACAAGCGGAAAGAAAGGGGAGCTGTTTGGGAAGACAGCCCTTTCATACATATATGAAGTCGCAGCAGAAAGAAACCTACTCCCTAAGTATATTGAAGATGATTATCTGTTTGAGATATACCAAAACCAGGTAAGCATCAACAACAAGTTTATAGAGTTCGGACACGAAAATGAAGATTTTGCCGCCGAACGTTACCAGCTTGTCACAAGATGCGAACTTGAAGAGTGCGAAAGTATACAGCACCCTACAATACCTTGCTTCTCCGCTTCTCCCGACCGCATAGCGATTAAAGACGGCTTAAGAAAGGTGGTGGAAATAAAATGCCCAACTCCTAAAAAGTTCATGGAGTATATGAATGAGGTTAAGGATAACGATACGCTTAAATCAGTAAATCCTCTATACTTCTACCAAGTACAAGCGGAGATGTCCTGTACAGGATTGGGCAAAGCTGATTTTGCCGTTTTCTGCCCTTTCTTGAAACACAACATTCACATTGTAGAGATAACAAGGGACGATGCCGTAATCGCTGAATTTGAGAGACGGATAACCGAAGCAAACAAAATCATTAATCAAATATTGAATAGAAAATGAATTTAACCGGAAGCGTAAATTTGCTAAAGCTCGAAAAAGCGGGCATAGCAACAATCAAGAATAAGAAATGCGTTGTCATTCCGATAGAAGAAAACGACCTTTATGTAAGTATGGACGAGAACCTGAAAGCAAAAGCCGTCTATCTTAACGTTAATATTAATGAGCGTAGAGAGCCGAGCCAATACGGCAATACCCATTACTGCAAACAATACTTATCAAAGCAGTATAAGGATGCGAACAAGACAGAAGCAGAAGCCAAGTCAAAGGTTTACTTGGGAGACTTCAAGCCTTATGAGTTTGAGGGTTCCGGGAATGCTGCGGCTACGGTGGAAGCGCCAACCTTACAGACCGACGGGGAAGACGACCTTCCGTTCTGATGTGTAACCTATAAACATATAATATCATGCTGTACGAATTTAAGCTAAAAGTAAACAAGGTTAACGAGAAAGGCGATGAAAAGGAAGTCACCGAACATTACATAACCGATGATGAGCTTTTCGGTCATGTGGAATTGAAAGGCAATGAGCTATACAACGGTGAGTGTGATGTTTTCGCAATCAGCCGGAGTAAGATACGTGAGATTGTCAATGAGAAGCAGGAAGATGAGTTCTTTTATAAGGTTACTCTTGTTGAGATTTTCGTAGACGAAAACGGGAAAGAAAAAGAGAGCAAGTATTATGTTCTAATAGCCGCAAAAGACATGGACGATGCCAACAGAAAGGCGGCGGAATACATGAAACAGGGGCTTCAAGACATGAAGCTGGACGCTATTGCAAAGACAAAGATTTTAGACTTGATATAATTAACCGAAAGCCCTCTGCTCACACAGAAGTCCCGTGAAAGGTTCGGGTTAAGTGATTTAATTTCAGCTAACAGTTAACTATCCCGGTGTGGCTTGACCGCCTATCCGGGAACTATTTGTTAACCTGCCTGTCCGGTCTGTGAAGATTGGGCGGGCAAAAATGGTGGTATGGCGGAACAACGAGAGACGCTAAAGTGAAGCTCTTATAGATAGGTTGGTAAGTCAATGTGTTACGGTTAGCCGTAAAAAAAATTCAAACCACTGAGTTAATAACGGGTAATGCCGAATAGACCGCAATGTCAATGAATAAACTACTTGGTGAAAGTCCAAGAAAAACTCCTATCATGCAGGTGCAAGTCCTGCTACCACCTCATAAATGTGAGCCACACGTAAATGGCATGGGTTAGTAATAATGGTTGTGCCCTGGAGAATACGCTTCGGGGCTTTAATAAAAAACATCATGGAAACAAAAGAAATTACCAAGACTATTTACACTGCAAATGACGGGAAAGAGTTCTTAACGAAAGAAGATTGCGAAAAGCATGAAAGGTTTGTTGAAGAAATACTTTCACGTATTAAGTATTTCTGTATCAGATGTAATCCTGACTTAACAGAAACAGGAAATTTCTCTCATAAAATATATGTGGCTGTGTTTTCTAAACATTACCTATATAAAGATATTGCATTTCAATGGGCTTTAAAGAAGTTTGGTACTTACTTAGGGGAAAGCGTAATGGGATATGGCTTCCAACCCCATTTTAATGTAAGTGAAGTTTCTAAAGAAGAATACGAAAACTGCCCACCTACTGAATGGGGAGGCTCGAAATTAGAAAGTGAGAAAATATTCCTTAGTCCCAAATCGGTAGAAGGATTTCCTGAAAACATTGACTACATGGAAGAATGGGGATTCAAATAAAAACTTGAATGAAACTTACAATAACCAAATCCGAAGGTGCAATCATTCAGAAGCTTATCGCAGACCGAAAGTCAGACATTCATAATATTGGAGGTGACAGCAAGCAGGCAGAGCGTCTAAGTAAGCTGAACAAGAAGATTGCAAGGCAGATAAAGAAACAATACAAGACATGAGTCCTTACGTAATAACTTCTGCGGTTCTTATTACCTATGACGGAAAGAAGATACCGTTGGAAAACATAGGGAGTGAAATAATGACCCGACCTATCCAGTTGACTAAGGAGAGGATACTCGATGCTTTCTCCATGATGAAAGATAAGCCGGTGGATGTGGAACTTAAAATCAAACATATATAAGCAATTATGTTACAGTTACAGCAGAGGTGGAATTTGACATGGAAGATTATATAGATGATATTCTTGAAAAATTGTCAGACGAAGAGTTAATTAAAGAGCTTGAGGACAGAGAGTTTGTTGCTTACGAAACAGCGCCCTTACTTCAAATTGAATTTAACAATCCAGCCGATTTAAAAAGGCACTTATGCGACATAGCTAATGCCGGCTATTGTATATCCAATGAAGAACTTATCAATGAAATAAAATTAAAACTACCATAACATGATATATAATAAACAGATAATAAGGGGCAAAATACCGAGTAAATCTAATTGTTATAAAGTTATAACAATCCGCGGTCATGGCAGTCTTGCCAAACAGCCGGCATTGAATGAATATGAAAAGTCGTTCTATCTACAATGTAACCAGTACAGAGGCAAGATGATAGCAGGGCTGTTTGAACTTTATTTGAATGTATTCTATGAAAACCAACGCCCAGACCTCGACAATTGTTTCAAGACAGTACTTGATTGTCTACAAGGATGCAAAGCTATCAAGAACGACCGTAATTGCGTGAAGATAGTAGCAGAGAAGTTTATAGACAAAGTAAATCCAAGAATAGAATTTATAATCAAGGAAGTTGAATTATAAAAAATAGACAATTTGAAAGATGCATGAAAATAAGGATGAATAAACATGGCACGAAACAGAATGATTAAGCCAAAGTTCTGGGATGATACCAAAATAGGACGTCTTACAAGGGATGCAAGGCTTCTCTATATAGGTCTTTGGAATTTCTCTGATGATTCAGGGACTGTAATAGGTGATTCTATCTGGTTAAAGTCTAAAATATTTCCGTATGACCAAATCCAAATACAACAGTTTGAAAAATGGATGAACGAGCTTGTGATAAACGGATTTATATGTCTGCTTTCCTATAAAGGGGAAAGATTCATATATCTGCCAAATTTCACTCGGCATCAAGTAATCAACAAACCTAATTACGAGGATTTGAATATACCTAAATGCTTGATAGACAAAATAAAAGATAATATTCACTTATTAATCACGGAACAATCACGTAATACTACCGTATCATTCACTGAACAATACGTGACTAAAATAGAAGTAGAAAGAGAAGAAGAATATCCCCCCTATAATTCCCCCCAAGGGGAAGCCTCGCCATCAGGGAACAATGAGAGCGATAAGATAAATTACAATGGTCTTATGGATACGTTCAACAAGATGTTTGAAGGACGGTTACCCAAAGTTACGGCAATGACAGAAAAACGTAAGAAAGCCGTAAAAGTAAGAGTCGCAGAATATGGGAAAGAGGCTATTATGGCCGTTTTCAACAACGTTTCTCAATCAGCATTTCTTTTGGGGCATAATAACCAAAACTGGCATTGTGATTTCGACTGGATATTCAGACCGACAAATTTCATTAAGATTTTAGAAGGCAATTACAATGGAGAAAGACTTAGTAAAAATCAACAGGATAGCGAGCAGCGAAAACGTGATTCAGTTCTT